GTCGGACGTAGCCGGGTTGATCCCCTGACCGATGCGGCGTTGCAAGATATCCGCGCCCGCCGTGAGCGCGCCCTGCACCGGATGACCACCAAGCGCCTGTTTGATACCCGTCATAATCGGCCCCGAAACATGGCCTTCCATGTCGGCGCCACCCGCGATCAGTCGCCCGGTTTGCGATCCGGCACGCGGACCCACCGCACGTTCGACGGCCGTCATCTGGGTCTCGCGCTGCAATACCGCATTGAACGCCGCCAGTTCCTCGGGCGGCAGCAGGCTACCGAGCCGGGCTTGCATCTGCTTGTCTTCGAGCAACAGGCGCGCGGCCCCAGAGGCTCGCGCGGGGTCACTGACCCGATCCGCCACGTCACGCCCCGCACCGAGCCGATACGCTGCCCGCTCGTCTGCCGGCCGCGTCATCCGATCAGCCACGACATCCCGGTTTGTCCGCATCGCGGTCTTGCCCGCCTCGATGGCGTCCATCTGGGCTGACGGGCCTGACCACGTTTCAAGAGCGCGCCGGTAAGGTGGGAACATCTCTGTCAGCGCGTCTCGATATGAGCGGCGATTGGCATCAACCGCTCGGCCATATTGATCGAGTTGCAAGCGGCCAGAAGTAGGATCGCGGAATCCCTCCACGATCTGATCGTAGCCACGTTTGACCGCGTCAAGCAGCCGCATGTTCGGCGTCTGGCCCTCGACTGGGACGAAGGCCCCTCCCTCGCCGCGTGTCACACCGTAATCCTGAACCCTGAACGGAGTGCCGTCAGCGAGGTGTTCCAGCTCCACGACACGCAGGCCGCGCTGCATCGCGTCCTGGCCAATGCGGTCGTTCACCTGCGGCGCCACGCGCGCATATTCGTCGGGGCTCAGTTCAATGCCGAAGGCGCGATCGTAATGCTCCGTCGCCTGTGCCCGCTGCGCCCGAAGCGCCGCGCGCGTCTCCGGGATGTCAGTGCCGGACCCGCCGCCGAACGCCTCATCGCTCGCCGTCATCAACCGATCCGGCCGACCGAGCCGCCGTCCCTCCACGAACTTGTCCGCGACTTCCATCGCGTCACTCGGCGTATTGGCGGCGGTCGCTCCAAGGTTGACGGTGTTCCGTCCGCCGAGGTCCACGGGCGCCACGGGTTGATTCCCGGCGGCGGTCGCTCGCCGCTCGGCTTCATCGATCGAAACCTTGTCACGATCCAAAGCGCGGGTGATGAGACGATCCGCCTTCACCTCGGGGTCGCCACCACCGAACGCCCGGAAGAGCCGCCCGCCGAGCCTGTTGACCATATTGACACCAAGGCCCGCGATCGGCCCCACGGCGGCGCCCAACATGGCGCCAGTATTCGCCCCGCCCAGGCGGTCGAGAAGGCCCTCACCCTCTCCGAAGCCGGCCACGCCACCCGCCGCCGCTCCACCAACACCGAGGCGGACCAACGGATTGGCGGCGACCATGCCCGCCGCCGGGTTGACCCCTGTCGCGGCGGCGATGCGCGGCCCCGCGCCACGAGTCGCCAGTGCTGTTCCGACGCCCCCGGCGACCATCCCGGCGACATTCGCGTAAGGATGCTCCTTCATGTCCATCTCGTTCCGCTCGCGCGCGATGGCCAGACCTTTGTCGTAAGCCTGCCCCATGGTCGGTTGACCCTCACCGCCACCGATCAGGCTCGACACGCCTTGGAGCGCCGCTCGGCCGCCGGCCTCTATCTCATCACCGAAACCAAACGTTCCGCCCCGGATCACGCCGCGTCCGAACGCGCCAGCGGCGGACGGCGCCTCACCCGGCAATGGATGCCAGTCGCCGCCGTCATAGACGTGCGTGGTTCCGGTGGTTGGATTGACACTGACCTTGGCGGGCACCCAGTCGCCGGTCTCCGACCGCGACAGATAGTTCCCGGCTTCGTCCTGAATGACCGTCATGGGATGATCACCTTGGAGCCTTTGGGCGGTGGTTTCACCGTTGCCGCATCCGTCTTGTCGGAGGCTTTCGGCGTTTGCTTCAGCGTCCGTTCAATAATCGGCAAGCTGCGTCCCGTGCCCTCTGGGCCATAGACCGAATAATTGTCTTCCAGCACCTCACGATAGATCCCTCGTAGACGTTCAAGTTTCGTGCGCAGAGCCGCCACGGTATCCGTTGGGGCGGGCACGAACGGCTTCAGTCGGGGGGATTCCGATATCGTCACCGAGGCGCCGCTGCGTTCATGGAATGTCTGGCTGAGAATGTCGGCGATGCCAGCGCGCAACGCGATGCCCTCCGGATCGGTGTATTGGAGCGCCCATTCGCCTTGAAGCGCCTTCATGCCGACCGAGTTGGGGTGCGCGTCGAGTTCGCGTAACACCTGATTGATGTTCTTGATGCCGCTGACGTTGCCTTGCATCCCGGTCATGATGGCGGGTGGCGGCAATGGCCCAGGCGTGTCCTGCTTCCCGTAGTCCGGGACTTCCGTGGCGCCGGGTGGGATGAATGTCGGCTTCGCATAGGCGGACATCGTCGGCTTAACGAAACTGCCGTCCGCGTTATACCGCCCCTCGGCGAATTTACTGTAAGCGGAAGCATACTTCGCCGTGTTGGTTTCGCCGCTTTCGGTGCCTTCAAGCAGCGTGTTTTCATGTTGCGCGGCGATGGCGTCACCCTTGACGCGGGCTTTTTGGTCCGCTTCGTCTTTGGCGGCGGCCCGCTTTTCCGCCGCTTGTTTTATCGCGAGTTCCTCGGCGTGTCGCGCCGCCTCGTCTTTGGAACGCTGATCGATTTCCGCCTGCCGTCCCCGCGTATATTGGGTTTCATCAGCTTTCAATCGGCGCTCGTAGTCCTGCTGCTGCTGGGCCGCCGCGTCCACCGCGTCCTGATGCCGGGCGGCGACGTTTTCCTGCTTCCACTGCTCGACGTGCGCCTGAACGGTCGCGAGCGGCGTGCCGGCACGGATTGCCCGCCGCGCGGCATCCTGCTGGCTGGCGGTCAGGTTGTTGGAAAGAAGCGGCTCCCGCTGGATGGCCCGCGACGGTGCGGGGGGTGGGGCTTCCGGCGGCGGGCGGGTGGCTGTCGGTGGTGCGGCGGCGGTCTGAACGGGAGACGGCGCGACAGCAGTCGGAGACGGCGCCAGCCCATTGGTCGGTAGGCCGATCGTCACGCCCGGCAGGCCAGTCCCATAGGCCATCCGGTTGGGGGCGGGATCGGGAGGCGCGGGCACCACACCGGGCGGTCCAGCCACGTTCGTGCCGCCCAGGCGCGCCGCCTGACGGGACGCATCGACGGGTGGAGGTGCTGGTTCCTCGCCTTCACCAACGAGCGCCTGGAGCGCCGCGTGGCCGGGATACGTCGGCGGCGCGTTCATCGCGAAGCCGCGCGCCTGAAGCTCACGGACGACCGCCGGATAAGCCGCCGCCGCGTCGGGCTCCGGCATATTCAACAGCGCGGTCGCGGCCTGCTTCACCGCCGCCGTGTTGGGGTCGTCCGCCTCCACCCTCGCGTTTGGATCGACGGCCGGTGGTGGGATTTGCACCGCCGCGTTCGGATTAACGCCCGGCGCTGTCGGCGGTGCGACGGTTGCCACGGCAGGCGGCGGGGTAAGGCCCACACGCGGCCCCGCGCGGGGATCGACCGAAGCCGTGGCCACGCCGGCCGCGCCGTTCGGATTGGCCAACTGGAAAATCCGACGCGCGTCCCTGCCGCGTTCAGCGTCGATGATGGCACGACGTTTGGAATCGGGGCGCTCGAACTCCGTTGCCGCCCGGCCCGCCTCGTCCGCGTCTTTCGCGGCGAACAGCAGCTTCCGCGCGCCATGCTCGGCGTTCATCAACTCCCAATAGGCACCCTCGCGTTGAGCGTTGGCGTCGGGCTTCGTCATGTCGATGCCGGTTTTCGCGAGAATCAGCTGCCGACGCGGTGCGTGGTGTTGATAGAGACCGATGGCGTCGCCGCCGTCTCCGACGACGTGGGGACGCCCGCCCGACTCCGCGATTTCCTGCGCCGCCATGCCGGCCGCCATGTGCGGCGCGAGACCCTTACCGACCCAGAAGTTGTAAGACGCCTGTCCCGCCGCGTCCCGCGATTGATCCGGCGCCGCGTCCGCCAGCGGGCCAACAGTCGCGCCCGACGCGCCCGCGGTCTCCGCCGTGCCGGACAACGAGCCGCCGATGTAGCCCTCGCCCTCCGTCACCCCACGGTCGAACTTCGCTTTCTCAAGCCCGAACTTCTGGCGCTCGATGTCGAGGCCGCCGAGTTCCGATTGCGTCTTCGCTATCGCGGCATCCACGGCCATCGGGTTGAACAGGATGTTCGGAGACGGGTCGGGAAGGGTCCACTGGGTGAACTGTGGCATGGCTCATACCGTCCAGTTCAGGTTTGGATTGGACGACGATACGTAAGACTGTCCACCAATCGGATTGGTGTATGTCGTGTCGGTTCCGCCGCCCCCGCCGCTCAGACCAGCATAGCGATCATTGTAAAGCCGGTTGTTCGCGTAGTTGTTCGCGGCGTTGCCAATCCCTTTGGCCGCGTTGCCGTAGGCCGAGGCTTCGGCGCTGCCCAGCGACAGGTCGGTCTGCGCCATGCTCGTTCCGGTGGCCTGCGACGCCGCGGCGCTACCGGACGCCGCGCCTTCCCCCAGCTTCGACAGATCGAAAAGCCTGTTGTAGTAGTCGGTGAACTCCTTGTCCGCGAGGCCGGCGCCAAACGTCTGTTCCGCCTTCAGTGTCGCGCCAGACCGCAGCATCCCGCTCGCCGCCGCTCCGGCGTCAACCGCCCGCAAGCCCTGGTCCAACTGCCACTGGTAGCCGGGGCTGGTGTGAAACCCCGCCAGCGCCGCGTCGTAGCCCTCCTGCCCGTTCAGGCCGGCCGCGTTGCCCGTCGCGGTATTGGCCGTTCCGCCCGTCGTGACCCACGGTGCGACGTCCGCGCGCGATTGCGCCAGCGCGTCCCGTTGCGTCGCGTTGGCCTTGTCGGCCGCGCTCGACGCGGCGTCCGCCTGCAACAGGGAACCACCGATCGAGGCGGCGGCTCCGACCCCCGCGGCGGCAAGCGCTGGACCGAATGGCATGGCTTAGTCCTCCACCAGTTGATGCTCTTCGGCGATGACCGGCTCGCCCTCCGGGTCGGCGTGATCGGTGTTGTGGATGCAGGCCAGCATACAGTCCCGCGTTAGAGTGCGGAACGAATGGAGCCTGTGCGCGGGTATCCTGATCGTCGCCGGCGCGGTGAAGACGCCCACCATCTCAGGACCGCACCACACCTGCACCGTCCCACGCAGCAGTGCCGTTAGGTGATCGTAATGATGTGCGTGCTGAGGGAGAATCGTTTCGGCGTCCGGAACCGACCACACGCGATAGTATATCCCGCCGTAGATCGTCGCGCTGATCGTCTCCGGCTGGTTCTCCGCGCGTTTCATGTCTCGCTTGCATCCTGCGCTAAAAGTATGACACTAATTGTCAATGCCGCCACTGTTAGACCTTTCCGGACAAAAATTCAGCCGCTTGTCGGTAGTTCGACCATCGGACAGGCGTGCGGGGAATAACGTCGTATTCGAGTGTAGATGCGACTGCGGCCAGAGTGTTTTTGTGTCTGGCGACAAACTCAAGAACGGAAACAATCAATCGTGCGGGTGCCTCAAGGTGGAGCGATTGTATCGGCACGGCCTGGCCCGGCACCCGCTTTACTTTACGTGGCACGGCCTCGTTTCTAGATGCACCGATGAAAATCATGTTCAATGGTCCGACTACGGTGGCCGAGGCATCACGGTCTGCCCCGAATGGGTAGGCGATAACGGGTTGGCCAGGTTCATAGCAGACATGGGACCCAAGCCCGTAGGCACCACGATTGATCGCATTAACAACGAGGGGCCATACAGCGCGGCAAATTGTCGATGGGCTACTAGTTTTGAGCAGCAGGCAAACACTCGCCAAAACGTCCGCATCACATATGATGGACGAACAATGATAGCGTCTGAATGGGCAAGACATCTTGGCATAAGGATAGACACACTCCTTTTGCGCCTAAAGTCAGGACGCCCACTATCCGAAATCCTGACAAGCAAAAGACTTACTCGCATCGCAAGGAAACTATTAACGTCACGCGATCGGTCTTCCCGTCATTGACGGTCGAGTGCGTCCTGAGGTTGTCGAACAGCCAGCACTCACCCACTTGCATCGTCACCCGTTCATCTTCGCAAGTGCTGTAACAGTCTGGATTGGTAGCGAGCGGAATGTAAGCCTTGGTGGCGAAGAATTCGGGATGCCAACGTCCCCGGTCGTCGTGCGGCTTTACTTGCTGCCCGGCGGGGACGCGGGTGATGAGAATTCCACCCAGTTGCACCGCCTCGCACCGCGCCATCAGGCCGAACACGATGGGCCGCAGATGCGGCAACGCGGTCCATGCCGGGTAAAAAGCCGGGATAAATGGCTCCGCGAACGCTTCCGGCGTCGTCAGATCGCCATAGGCGCGGAACCGGACCCAGATGTCATCCGTGCCCTCGAACGACCCCTTGCCGCCCGTTCGCTCCCTGTTTGAATTCCACAGTTCCGGCTGACGATACAGGTCGAGCAACAGCGGCAATACTTCCACGCCCGATGCGATCTTGAGGAAGTTTCTCATCTCAATACCCGATCGCCACGAACGTATAGGCGTGGTTCGCCGTCAACCCCGTCGCGATAAACCCCGTGGCCCCGCCGCCCATCGTGCCCGGCACGACCGGCGCTCCCGCGTCATAGATCGTCGGCGCGGCGGCCAGGGCACGCGCGAATGGCGGAACGAACTTCACATCGATGCTGCCCGCGCCATCCGTCGTGAACGAGCCGGAGCGCACGCCGCCGACATTGCCGCCCGCGGCCCTATCGGCCATCACCTGGAACCACGCGCCCCAGACCGGCTGCACGATCCCGTCAGCGTCCACCACCGGCTCACGTAGCGGCGGATCGAGGTGAGCGGGAACGGAGCCGGACATCAGGACGCGCCCGGCGAGATATCGGCGCTGACCGCGTATAAGGTCGAAGCCCCGCGCGTGGTGATTCTGAAAACCCGCTGGCGGAACGAGCCAAGCCGCGTCGTGAACACGCGCGGCACCGTCTCGGTCGGAGCGGTCGCCATGGTGCGCGGGCCACCGCTGAACGTGTAGCCGCCGTCGTCCGCCCACTCCAACACAACATCCTGGTGCGACGCCGCCGTGCCTACCTCCATCTCGACCTCCAGGCGGGAGCAGAACGCGCGGGCGCCACGCAGGCTGCTGACCACGATCGGCGGCAGCACCGCCTGACGTAACAGCGGCACGCTCATATCCGTGCCTGTCCGCCGCGCCAGCCGCATCAACTGCCCGGAGTTGAAGTCGCCGAACACCGGCTCGTTACTGAACTGCGTCGCGCAATTCGCCCGCCAGCGCCCGGCGCCGTCCGCGACGCTCGACCGCTCGTGCCAGGTGTCCGTCACCGCGTCGTAGGTCCAGGTCCGGTCATCGAGCGTGAACGTATAGAACTGATGCCCATCCATCTCGTGATACGAGCATCCGGTGGCGTCGGCGGGATCGCGTGCCGTGATGTCGGCTTCGTTGGCGTGGTTGCTGACCCGCTTCGCGTGATAGCCGTCGCTGCGATAGACCACGTTGTCATTGCCGAGCCACCACACCGATTCGGCGCCGACCTGGACGCTCTTCGGCGACAGCGTGCCGACCTTGATCGTGGCGCCCGAGCGGCGGCGGAACGGAAAGTCGGCGTTGCCGGCATCATACCAGACCTCGATGCCCTTTTCGCCGATGACCCAGAACTCGCCGCGATGACCAACGATGATCTTCAGCACATTCGGCATCGCGTCGGCGTAAACGAAGTCGAGCGCGTCGAAGTCGGTGGGGTCGAGCAGCCGCGAGATGAACCAGCGCGTGATGTCGGTGAAATCCGTGAACGCATAATAATTATCCATCGTCGCGACGCTGCTGGCGCCCGTCGCGGGGAACGTGCCGCCCAACTGGTTCAACGGCGTGCCGACCTCGTGGTGGCAGGTGTAGGCGTTCGGTGGCACGCAGACGACGACGCCCGTCATGCCGACCGCGATCGTCACCAGCCCGGTCGTCTCCATCGATGTTCCGACAACGCCCAGATCCTCGATCACGAGGCCGGGTGAGATACGGAAGAAGTGATCGCCGCTGACCACGTAAAGCCTGCCCGGCATCTCGCCATTGACGGCGTGGACCGGCCCCGACCCCATCGACAGGAACGGCGCCAGCCCCGGCGTGGGGATCAGCGCGGCGGCGGTGCGCGAGTCGCCGGGTTCCTTCTCGGAGAAGTAATTCAGCAATTTCTTAGAATTAAGAGGAATACTTGGATGGTCATAGCTGTCCAACGGAAACGGCAACCGTTGCATTCCCGTTTTTGGTTTGAGCGCCTGCTGTAATTGGGCGAGCGTGTCGGACATCGGTCAGGTCAGCAGGTTGTTGGCGACGACTTTATTGACCCCGCTGGCCCCGTCGGTAAGCGAGGCGCCGACGTTGCCGTAGAGACTGCAATTCGTGATCACGTAACGATCGAGCGCGCCGGATGTGGTGATGCCGGTCGAGCCGTTGCCCGGTCGCGATGCGTAACCGCCCGCGCGGAAGCCGTTGACGCTGATCCCCGATATGGTCGTGCCATCGACGTGCGCGCCGCTCTGACTGTTTCCCTCGGCGCGGCCGCCCGTGATGTTGACGCCGGTCACACCCCCGGCGGTGCCTGATATCCGCACCCCCGACCCCGCCGCGTTCAATACGAACTGACAGCCGATGACCTCCATGCCGGAGACCGTGCCGGCGCCGGTCGGCGACAACAGCAGGCCGTGCCCACCAGAGTAGCCGAACCACGTGCCGGTGATGGTGCTGTCGCGGACGTTGCCCGCCGGGGCGAAAATAGCCGCCGCCACGACGCCCGTCGCGCTGTCGAACAGGCAATCGGCGATCGTCAGGGCCCAGGTATTCAGCCCCGCGCCGACCGAGCAGTTCAACGCGCCGTGCAGCGTGGCGTTGACGTTTGATATAAGCAGCGTGTCACCGTTGCCGACGCTGATGGAGGCGGCGGGTTGAGCGCCCGCCGAGGGGCCGGCCATGGTCACATGGTCGATCGAACACCCGGCGAAGTTGTCCACCGTGATACCGGCGCCACCCGCGACCGGCTGGAACATATTGCCACGCGAGACCGAGGCGCCGACGATCAGATCGGCGAGCGACGACGTGGCGCCCGTCATCCTGATCCCATCAAAATAATTGACCAGCGTGAAGTCATCGACGGCGGAAGCGTTGCCCGCCAGGCGGATCATCGTCCCCGTTTGCGTCACCGATCCCGATATCTGCATCGACCGGATCTGCGACCCGACGCCCAAGGTGATATTCGGGTTGCCGGCGACACTGAACGAGATCGTGCTGGCGTTTTTACCGGCGCCGAGCAGCGTGACGGAGTTCGGCGCCGTGAACGGCGCGGCGAAGTTGAACGTGCCGGGCGGGAATATGACCGTCCCGCCGTTCGCCCCGAGCGCGGTAAACGCGGACGCGAGCGCGGCGTCATTGACGGTGGAGCCGTTCCCGACGCCGCCGTAAGTCGTGATCATCACGAACGGCAGCATCGATGTCACCAGCGCGGGGACGGTCTGGATGCTGTAATTCCGCAGCGCCAGCGCGTTGATCCGTCCCGACCCGGCCTTTTCGGCCACGACCGAGGTCGTATCGGAGACGGCGCCGAGGTCCGGCATATCGACGATGCGGACGCCTGGGAATGTGCCTGTCGTGATGCTCATCGTTTCACCCCAGCCGCGCGATGGTGGTCAGCAGTCCCGTCGTCGGATCGGTCATGGTGGTTTCCCCATCGACCTTGATGCCGCCGAGCGTCGTCACGCTGGCGATTGGCAAGGCGCCGGACGGGACCGACGCGAAACCGGGTGAGGGTGCTCCCGCGAGGAAGATCGCTTCTGATGTATCAGTCAGCGCCGCCGGGTTTGGGTCGGTCAACATGATCAGCGGCGCCTGTGCGCGCGAGACCATCGGGCGAACGTGCAAACGCCCCTCGGCGAGAAGCTCGGCCTCGCCGCCGCCATCCGCGTCGAAGTGAACCGCCCAGCGGCAACGGCGCGGCCAGCAACCCATCGTGCCGGCCGGGACGACGATGGCGAATGTGCCGGTCGTGGTGTCCAGGATCACGCCCGTCGCCGACCACAGCACCGTCCCAGGCCCCGCCACGCCGCCGTTGTGCCAATGGCCCCACCCGTAGTCATCGCCAGACCCCCACCCGCCGAAGTGCGGCCCGTAGCCGCCCCGGTGGTCCGGCCAGACGAACATCGAGACGGCCGGGCCGCCGATGCCGCCGGAGAGTTCGACGGGCAGCGCGTCGGGGCTGTCGCGATCCACGACAGAGATCAGCAGCGTGACGCTATCGGTGCCGCCGAGCACAAGGTCGCGCGTTGGCACGCGGATCGGCGAGACGCGATCGAGCGGTAGCGTGAGGGCAAACTGCGTCATCGCGCCGGCATCTCCAAACATCTGTCGATGATCTTGGTCAACACTTCGTTACGAGCGCGGGTGTTGTAGATGGCGACAGCCAGGAACAGGATGTTGAGCACAACGAGCGTCGCCATGGCGGGAGGCAGTGCCTTGACCAGCTTTTCGCTGACGCTGCTCAGGGCTTCGATCCCGGTCATGCCAGCACCATCACGCGAACGGATTGCGTGATGACCACGACGGGCGCGTCGGCGGTCAGCGCGTCTACCACGTATTCGCCACCCGCGGCGGGGTTGCCGGGTTCGCTGATCGACCCGCCCCAGGTGATCGTAGCACCGCTCTGCGTGGTCGCGCGCGACAACAATCCAACCATCAGGTTGCAAATGACGCTGCCGCTGGATGTCTGTATCTGATCGAGCAGCGCGAAGCCGGACGGAAGCGCCGGAGTGCCCCCGAAGGTTACGCCCGTCATGGCCAGAACCATGTCATGCGCCTGCGTCGTGCTGACGGCGGACGCACTGGGTGTCCAGGTGCCGCCCGCCGTGTTGGATTGCGACTTCGGCAAGCTGGCATTCGCATCCCAACGAGAAGCGTCGCAGCCGGTTACGGCCATGACCAGCACGGACGCGCTATCGACGGTCGCCGCATAGGTGACGGTAATGCTGCTGGCGGCGAGCGTCCCCGCGATCTGAGCCGACCAGATTTCAAGGTTGCCCCGCGCGCTGCCGTGGGTGCGCGAGCGTTGCGCGAATGTCAGGCCGCCGCCCGATATCGAGGAGACCGCCGGGCCGCCGCCCGCCTGTTCGCTATAGGAAACGACCACGATCACGTCGTTGGCGGCAATCCCGGCGGTGTCGAGCGAAACGGTGTTCGTGGTGGAGATGACCTTTCTGGTGACGACCTCCCAGTTCGGACGTGGCGACGTGGTCGAGCCGCCCGTATCGGCGGTGAGCGCGTCGAAAATCACCGCGTTATTGGCGGAACCGAACGCCGATCCCCACGCATAGGTCTGGTTCAATGTCGTGGCCGTGACAGCCCTGTAAG